AAATTTTTAATATAAGAAAATGGCAGAAACATTAATATCTCCAGGTGTATTAGCAAGAGAAAATGACCAATCATTTATCCAGCAAAATCCCGTCGAATATGGTGCCGCTATTATAGGACCAGCAGCTAAAGGCCCAGTTAGAATCCCTACATTAGTTACTTCATTTAGTGAATACCAAGCAGTATTTGGTCAAACTATTGAAAGTGCTTCTTTAGAATATGGATATTTAACTTCTACTGCCGCTAACAACTATTTTAGACAAGGTGGTACCTCACTTTTAGTTTGTAGAGTTACTCATGGCGCTTTCACTCCAGCTTACACTTCTGGTAGTACAGCAGGTTCAGGTAATTCAGGAATTATGAACGTATTTACATCAGAATCTATACAAATCCAAACAGTATCAGAAGGAACTATAATGAATAATTACCAAGCTGCAGATTCAGCAGGTGGTACATTAGCTTCAGGTTCCTCAGAAAACGTAAGATGGGAAGTTTCAGGTGTTAACACTGGTTCAGGTACTTTCTCTTTAATAGTAAGACAAGGTAATGATACCACGAATCAAAAATCAATTGTAGAAACTTGGAATGATTTATCTCTTGATCCATTTGCTGCCAATTATATCGAGAAGGTAATAGGAAACCAAGTTTATAACATTAGAGAAGACGGTTCAGATTATTATGTACAAGCTTCAGGAAGCTATGTAAATAAAAGTAGATATATAACAGTTAAAAACGTATTAGCTCCAACACCTAATTTCTTTGATAATAATGGTGTAGCCGCTAGTGGTTCTTATGCTGGTGTAGACGATATACCTTATGGCGAATTTGTACCAGTTGCAAGTTCAGGTTCATTTACAGCCGCTACAGGAAGAAACGTACAAGCTGCAACTTCTCCAATGAAGTTTAATCAATATATTACAAACACAAATATACAAGGTTTAACAGCAACAGATTATTCATCTTCAATATCATTATTAAACAATCAAGATGAATATAACTTTAATATAATTGTTACTCCTGGATTAGTAGCAGATTCAACATATACTGCTCATATAACACAAATTAATTCATTAGTATCATTAGCAGAAAACAGACAAGATTGTATGGCTGTAATTGACGTATCAAAATACGGAAGTACAGTATCTGCAACAGTTAATAGTTCAACAGCATTTGATTCAAGTTATGCTGCAACTTATTGGCCTTGGTTACAATCAGTTGATCCAACAAGTGGACAAACAGTTTGGTCGCCAGCTTCAGCGTTTATACCGGGTGTATATTCATTTACTGATGCTTCATCGGAACCATGGTTCGCTCCAGCAGGTTTAATTAGAGGATCGCTAGGTAACGTAATTAGAGCAGAAAGAAAATTAACGTCAGGTAACAGAGATACTTTATATAGCGCAAATATAAACCCAATAGCTACATTCCCAGGAAGAGGAGTTGTAGTATTTGGACAGAAAACATTACAAGTTAGAGCAAGTGCTTTAGATAGAGTAAATGTTAGAAGATTATTAATTACATTAAAAAGCTTCATAACTCAAGTATCAGATAACTTAGTATTTGAACAAAATACAATAGCTACAAGAAATAATTTCTTAAGCCAAGTTAATCCATACTTAGAATCAGTACAACAAAGACAAGGATTATACGCGTTTAAAGTTGTAATGAATGAAACTAACAATACACCAGATGTAATTGATAGAAATGAATTAGTAGGTGCAATTTATTTACAACCAACTAAAACAGCTGAATTTATAATATTGGATTTCAATGTACTCCCAACAGGAGTTGAATTCCCAGCGTAAAAAAATAAAAATAGAATATTTATAACAAAGAATAAATAATTAGATAAAATGGCAATATTAGACCCAAACGAAATATTTTACACAGCTTTTGAGCCAAAGCAACAAAATAGATTTATCTTATATGTTGATGGAATTCCTTCTTACCAAATTAAAGGAGTTGGAGCTGTTTCACTAACACAAGGTACAGTTCAATTAAACCACATCAACGTTGCAAGATACGTAAAAGGAAAAACTCTTTGGAACACAGTTTCAATGACATTATTTGATCCTATTACACCGTCAGGAGCTCAAGCGGTAATGGAATGGGTTAGATTACACCACGAATCAGTAACA